CATGGAAGATTACATTCTTGAACTGTTTACCAAGTTGGCAGCCTCAACAATCAAGTACACCGTGGGAGATGTTTCCGCACCAGCCGTTATGACCGCACAATCTGGCGAGATTCTTGCCGTGGATGTGCGTATTTCAATCCTTTCGAGTTGGAGTTAGAGATGGACAAGCGCACTAGATTTCTGGTCAAGATTGGCCAGATCGAAAAAACCAAAGCAGTAGCAAAACCCAAGAAGAAGGAAGAACCCAATGGCGATCACGCTGAATAACAAGGTAGGGGTCAAGATCGATACTGTGGATTTCAGCGATCTCGTCACCGCCGCAACCCTCAACATGGCGTTTGAGGAACTCGAAGTAACCGCAATGGGCGATACTGCACGCCAGTACGTCAAGGGACTTGAGACCGCTACCCTCACGCTCTCATTCCTCAATGATCCAGCGACCAACGAAATCCTCGATGAACTTCTCAGCAACTACGGAGCAACCGTAGGCGTGAAGATGATTCAGGACACAAGCACGGCAGTTGCAGACGGCAACAAGTTGTACACTTTCGATATTCTGGTCAATAACCTGACCCCTATCAACGGTGCTACCGGCGATCTGTCCTCACAGGATGTAACATTCACCGTAAACAGCGCAGTAACCGTAGCCGACACCGGCACATTCTAAGGAGCAAAACATGGCGAGCCTCAAAATCATCCAAACGGATGGCACTACAACTGAATGCAAGATAACACCGGCCATAGAGTTCGCCTTCGAGAAATACCACAAGATTGGATTTCTCAAGGCTTTCCGTGAGCGAGAGCAGCAAGGCGATCTCTACTGGCTGGCGTGGGAAGCCCTACGCCGCAACGGTGTGACGGTCAAGCCCTTTGGCGAGGACTTCGTTTCCACGCTTGAGAGCGTTGAGGTTGTCGAGGACAAAGACCCAAAATAGACCGGGATTCCATGACTTACTTGATAGCCCGGCTATCGGTAGAGACCGGAATCCAACCTAGCGAATGGCTTGAGATGGACGAGAGACTGTTTCGAGCCATCCTTGCGTACTTGAAGGAGAAAGCGAGCGCAACTCAAAATGCCAGTAGAAATAAGAGGCATCGTTGAGGTTACTCGCGCTATGCGCAAACTAGCCCCGGACATCCTGAAAGAAATGCAGTCCGAGTTACGTCCATTGGTGCGCGAGACGGTCAATGTGGCTAGGGCAAAACTTCCATCTCAGATGGGCTACGAGTTGCGCAACTTCAACGATCCGGGTTATCAGCGCAAGTCTCGCACTAGCAAAACCCGAGCCTTTCCGTCTTACGATGCAGGCGAAGTTCGGCGTGGATTGACCTATTCAATGGGCGCATCTAAGGCCAACCGATCGGGCTACGTCTCCGTGCTTCGGTTGCTCAACAAGTCAGCAGCCGGTGGCATTATCGAAACAGCCGGTCGCAAGAATCTCAACGGCCGTGGCAAGACCCACCAGATCACCGTCAATCGGCGATTCAACCCGACTAAGGTCACAGTCAGTAGCACCAAAGATTCACAGAGCAACAATCCCGGTGCTGGTGGTCAATTTATTCGCGCTTTGTCCAACTCCGAGGTTGGGCCACTCAAGCAATATGGCCGCACAGCCGACACCAAAGGTCGCTTGCTGTTTGCCGCATGGGCTGAGTCACAGAATCGTTTGATGCCGTTGATCGTGGCTGCTTACGACAAGGCTGGCCGTAAGTTCAAGCAGAGATTGGATCTGGCTGCCTAATGGCTATCGACACGTCACTATTTATCAACATTGTCTCGCAACTCAAAGACAAGGGCATCAAGGACACCCAGAAGGGTCTCAAAGGCCTCAACAGCCAGACCCTGACCCTCAACCGCAACCTTGGTAGATTAGCGCGGCGCGTGGCCGTCTTTGAGACATTGCGTAGGTCTTTTAGGGCATTCGTAGAAGATGATGCAGCTGCACGGCGATTGAATACCACACTCAACAATCTTGGACTTTCCTTCTCGGCTTTGGGTGCTGAATCTCTTATCGGCAACCTTGAGAAGCAGACCGGCATCTTGGACGATCAACTTCGCCCAGCCTTTGAGACCTTGGCTCGCGTTACCGGTGATTTCAATCAGACTCAAGATATTCTCAACACAGCCCTCGATGTGGCAGCTGGTACTGGTCAGGATGTAGTGGCCGTATCTCGAGCCTTGGCTCGTGCTTACGCAGGCAACACAACGTCATTGGCACGTCTCAATACCGGACTTACCAAAGCCGACCTAGCCACCGCCAACTTTGCCTTTGCGCAAGACAAACTCAACAGGCTCTTTGGTGGTCAGGCATCAGCACAAGTTCAGACCTACCAAGGCCAAGTCAATCAGTTGAAGGTCGCATGGGAGAACGCCAAAGAAGTCATTGGCCTCCAAGTGGTCAATGCTCTGCTAGCCCTAAGTGGTGGCGATGTACGGAACTCGATCAACTTCCTCACGTCAGCCGGTGAGAAGGTTGCCAATGCCTTTGGAGGCGTGTATCGCTTCCTTGAGGCCACCAAGAACATCCTGACTGGGAACTTTGACCTATCCATTGAAGGCCAACTGGCTAACTTCAACAAACTGAACCGAATCAACGACCCGGCAGCAATCCGGGCTTCTGCTCGCGCTCGGCGTAGAGCCATTGAGGATGAGAACAAGGCCGCAACTAAGTTGGCTAGAACTCGCTCAAAGGATGCAGCAGCCCAGAAGAAGGCCCAAGCAGATCTCAAGAAGGCCGAGCAAGACAAACTCAAACTAGCAGAGGCTGGCAAGGTCTTTGACGATGAGCGCATCAGCATTGCAGCCGCCTTACAGAATGAGACCTTGGATCGCAATGAGATCCTTAGGCTGGAACTCAAGAAGGCACTTATCAACGAGAATGCTGATCGAGCCGAGAAGTTGGCAGACCAACTCAAGGCATCTCAGCGTGAACTTTCAGCCCTCGCTGCCTACAAGTTAGCCAACCCATTCCAAGACTGGGAAGATTCGCTGGCTCGCATCCGTGCAGGCATGGCATCTATTGGCGTACCAGTTGGTTCTACAACAGGCTTGCAAGCACCATCTCTAACCGGTGAAGCGGCTCGTGAGGCATACAACATGGGCGCACGGAATCTCAGCGTATTCAACGGCGCGGCGTTCTTGGATTTCATCATGTCTGGCGAAACACAAAACCCTACTGGCATTGCGCCCTCTGGTAATACCGTCAATGTCTATGTATCCGGCACAGGCGGTCTAGATGCACAAGGCAAGCAAGACGTAATTGATGCCGTGATTGAGATGTCTGCCATTGGTTACAGCACTTCCGGCTGGTATAGAACAACAGGCAACGTAGCAATATGACCTACCCAATCCAACTGACGGTCTCATTCGACTTCACGAGTGGGCCATCCTTTGACCCTCCATTCCTCATCGGCATTAGCCAATTAGGTCTTGGGGTTATGGGTGCTGGTGGTACGTCCTCGCAAGTAGTCGATCTCACCAGCCAGACACTCAGCATCAGCATCCGGCGTGGCCGAGACCTTACGCAAGACAAGTTCAACCCCGGCACGGCCACGGTGCGAGTCATCGACCCCAACGGTGACTGGAATCCTCAGAACTCATCTAGCCCTTACTTTGGGCTATTGCAGCCACTTCGCAAGATGGTCATAGCCGGTACTTACAACTCGGTGACTTACCCACTCTTTGCTGGCTACACGCTTGGCTATAACTACACCTACCCGACCAACGAGGAATTCGGTTATGTAGATATTCAATGCACCGATGCCTTCACGCTGTTCAACAAGTCAGCCGTCACAACCGTCACCGGGGCTACGGCTGGCCAGACCACAGGCACACGCATTACCAAGATTCTTGACCAGATTGGCTTTCCCGGCGGTCAGCGAGTACTAGACACAGGCGATATAACTGTCCAAGCAGACCCCGGAACGCTCCGCACCGTCCTCCAAGCCCTGCAAGACGTTGAGTTCACCGAGTATGGGGCTGTGTACATGGATGCCCGGGGTGACGTGATATTCCGTGAGCGCACCGACTTGGTGGACAGTCTTGCAGTTACCCCGACTGTGTTCAATCAAACTACTGGCATACCCTACCGAGATCTCAAGTTTGCCTTCGATGATAAGTTGATCTTCAACGTGGCTAACTTCACCCGAGTCGGTGGTACTACCCAGA